AGGTATAAATAAGATAAGACATATGAAAAATTTGATCCAAAAAGCCAAAGACATTACCCCGATTGCCCTGTTATTTGTTGGTTTAATCCTAGTTACGTTTGGAAACCCGGTTGGGTTGGTAGTGGTAGGGGTAACATATTTGAATAACATGTAACCCAGGACCCAGATAGGTTAGAGCCAGTTCGTATATTGAGGTATAAATAAAGATAAGACATATGATTAAAGTTGATTTCCAGATTATCGATCCAGTAAGTAACCAGACCATTAAGGCGTACAGCCTGAACCTAGAGCCAAGCCGTGTGCTCATTGAGGTAGATGAAGCCCGAGCCGTGTGGGATGAGTACCATGTGGTAGCCTCAAGTCAAGGTCCAGCCCCGTTTGTGGTTTATAAGATCAAAACGCACAAGCAAGAAATGATGGAGCGCCAGTGGTTAATGGACCTACATTATGAGGTGTGCGACCAGGATTTCTAGCCAACCAAGTATCTTTTTAATTATACAATACCCTTTAAGCCCGCTAACACCGGGCTTTTGGGGGCCATGAGCACACACCAATTTATCCAACAGAACCAAGACCGTATTGAGAACATAGACGGCAATTTAGATGATGCAGCCATCACAATCATGGGTGAGGGCGGGCGCCTGGAGTTTTATTATTTTGAGGATGGCGTTATGGTCAGTGCCAGAGCCAAAAACCCAAATGTGCGCGCCTGGTAACGGGTGCTGGGTCTGGAGACCATGGAGACCCGAGACCCGAGACCCTGGTAACCCTGGAGACCCTATACCCTGGTAAGGGGGTCTTATGGCGTACGGCGGTATATATATGGTATGCGTATGGTATTATATACCCGGTACCACGCGCGTTGGGGTCAATATACGCGTGGCGTGGCGATTTCCGTGACTTAGAGTAAAAGCCTTCCTTTCTAAAACTTAACCCCATCGACCCATTATATAATTATATACCCCACAATTAAAATTAAGTTTCCAAAACGGATAAGGGGGGATTTTCCCATAAAATCCAAATCCTTTCTTTTTACAAAATTTCTTGGCATCGAGCAAGTATATACGCATATCAAGTGTGGTTTCCACCATTTTACCATATTTATAATCATGATAAAAAAAGCACTTTTAATCCCAGTTTATTTAGTAGCAGGTTACATTTTTATAGTTGCATGCTCTATAACATCCATAATCAATTTATTCAGATAAAATGGCAATATTTTCATTTGTAAATAGAAGTTCAGGTTCGGCTTACTTTGTTCTAGAAACATTTAATACCGGAGGATTTTATGACTCAAATTCACTCAATGGTGCCTTAGGTGCTTATTACAATTTCACAGGATCAACTCAATATAGCTTAGTTTCATCAAATTATGCAATGGGATATGTTGTTCCTCCCGGATCTTCTTCATTTGAATTTAACCCAACTGAGTATATACAGACGGGGAGTGTGTGGTTTCGGGGCACAGGCGATTTTACAGTGCGAATCGTAGGAGAAGTAACATCAAGTGTTTATGGCCCGGATCAAATTAGTAATAAAAGATTATTGAATACTATTCCTTTGGAAAATGTATTTGAAGTAACTTGGAATACTACTCGCACTACTGCAGGTTCAAGTACTGCAACTCAAGTAGCCCTTCCTTTAATGACTACTGCTACTGGTGGGATTTATAATTTTATTATTAAGTGGGGAGATAATACTTCAAGTTCAATTAGTTCTTCACTTCAATCCGAAGTAACTCATACATATGCTTCATCAGGTACTTACACTACTAAAATGTGGGGTACTATGAGAGGTTGGAGATTTGCAAATACTGGGGATAGAAGTAAAGTTCAAACAGTTAATAAATGGGGGGGACTTCAAATATTATCTGGTCCATCACTTGGGGATGGAGCTGGAAATAATTGTGCTGCGTTTACTGGATGTAATAGTGCTTCATTTGCTAATGTTATTGGGGTGCCTGATTTAAGGTATACTGATAGTTTAAGAGGGTTTTTTAACCAGGCAATTAATATAACAACTGTTAATAACTTAGAAAAATGGGATATCAGTGGGGTAAATTCATTAAGATTAATGTTTTATAACTGTATTAAATTTGACCAAAATATTGGATCTTGGAACACTTCAAGGGTTACTAATTTAGTTGGTATTTTTGGGGTTAATGTTACTGCCCAACCAGAAGGAAATATGGGGATATTTAATAATGGAGGTTCCCCTTCAATAGGAAATTGGGATGTTTCCAAAGTTACTGATATGTCTTCAATGTTTGTTAATCAAATAAGATTTAATCAAAATATTGGGAATTGGGATGTTTCTAACGTCACTACTTTCTCAGCAATGTTTGGAGTATATTTGTCCCCTGCAACTCCATGGCAAACAATGTCTGGTTCATTTAATAATGGAGGTTCCCCTTCAATAGGAAATTGGAATACTTCCAAGGTTACAAGTTTTAATTCCATGTTTACAGGGCAGCTAAATTTTAATCAGAATATTGGAAATTGGGATGTAAGTAAAGTTACAACATTCCAAAATATGTTCCTTGTATTTGCTCCAACCCCAGCATTCACTGCATCTTTATTTACTTTTAATAATGGTGGTTCTAATAGTATTAATAATTGGAATTTAGCATCAGCTACAAGGGTAGATTATATGTTCCAAGATGCTGGGAAGTTTAATCAACCCATCGGAAATTGGAGAATCTCATCAGTTAGTAACTTTACAGATTTTATGCTAAATAAAACCTTTAATGATTATTCAGTAACTAATTATGATGCGTTATTAAATGGATGGGCTTCAAGACCAGTAGTTTCTGCAAGATCTATTAATTTTGGTACTATTAAATATTCAGCAGCTGCTTCTGCTTCTAGAGCAATTTTAACAAGTGCTCCAAATAGTTGGACTATCGTAGATGGTGGACAAGTTTAAAATATAAAACATGAAATATTATTTAGCAACAAACGAAACTGATATTTTCCATTTTGGTAAAATGGAAGAAGAATCTGTATTAACAACAGGACAACCTAAAGTATTTTATTTTAATACAGAACAAGAATTGATCAATAAACTAACTCAATTAACTGGGGATTCCAATTACTATCAAAATTATCTAGAACCCGAATTAGGATCCCTTCAACCCCCTTCTAACCCAGAATAAAAAAAATCCTTGGTTTATATATCCTTTATTCGTATATTAATGGTATAAATAAATAAAAATAAAGGTTATGAAAGATTTTAAAGATTTAGTTGATGCTCTAGAAAATATCCAATCATTGGAAAGTAAAGAACAAAAAGAAGCCCGTTTAAAAAGCCTTAAACGTGAAATTCTTAAATTAGAAATTGTAGTTGTTGCAATTGGGTTGGTTATTTTGAGTTTGATTGTACTCCCATTTTTCTCACTTATTTCATTTAGTGTAATCTCAATTCTATCCATTATTGGAGGTACTGCATTAATTATTAAAGCATTTAGAGATGGAGATACATTAGAAACAGAAAAATACTTTCTTTTAATTAGCATTTCAAACGATAAAAACCAAGATAAAGATGGAGAATAAAAAATATCAACCAAGTAGAAAAATCACAACTGCAGACGGAACCATTATGTATATGTTTGATGGTAAACTTCATAATTGGGAAGGTCCGGCTATGATTCCTCAAGGTGATAATCGTAAACGAGAATATTATCTCAATGGAATTAAAATGACTCAAGAACAATGGAAAGAAGCTCTTAAAGGAAGAGAAGGTTTACCTTGGTACAAAGGATCAGGTGCTAAAGCACGATTTTAACACGCAAAATAAAGGTTATGAAACGTATATCAAATGAGGAGGCTTCAAATTACGTTCCGTATGAAAGAACTCCTCTCTCACCACCTCCCGCGCAATATTCAATTTTTATAGGAGATGATGGTTGGGAAGAAATTAAATATTATACATCCCGTTTTAGACAGAGTATGAATGGAAACAATGGAGATCAATCTGTTTATATTTTAGAAAGTTCTTCTATGCCTGGGATGATAAAAATAGGTCATACAAAAAGTGACCCTATTGATCGAGCCAATACTTTAAGTAAATCTACAGGTGTGCCAACCCCATTTAATGTTGTATATTCATATAGTTGCTTTAATGGGGAAAGGATTGAGAAAGCAGTTCATAAACATTTTAGAACAAAGCGTGTTAACAAACAACGAGAATTTTTTTATGTTGAACTAGATGAAGCTATTAAAGCTATAGAGAATTTAGGAGCTAAACTAGATTAATATTTATACGTGAAATCAATGATTTTATATGTCAATTAAAGGTGTATTTGCATTATTTGGGTTTCCGGATGAAGAAGATCCTGAACGTTTAAAACTTGAAGCTGAATTAGATGATTATAAAGAATCTCCTCACTTTAAGTTAGGGATGTTCCATAAACTAATCATGAACGGTCATTTATTTTCAAAACAAGTTACTAAGTTTTTTGCTAAAGCAGATCCTTCCCTGGATGTAAAAGGGATAGACCAAGCAGGTGAATATATGATGTTTACCAGAGCTTGGTTTTGGATTGAGCAGGTTAAAATTAGATCCAAAGTTTGGAAGGATGCTTTAAAACAATATTCAAATGAAGAGTTTTTAATATCTATCCGGTTGAGTATTTCTTACTTTGAAAGTACAGAAGAATATGAAAAGTGTGCTCATTTAAAGAAAATACAAGACTTTGTAGAAAAGAACTTGCCCGCCTAAAAGAAAGTTATTATCTTTAATTATATTTTGATATTAAATTATTGAAATATAAAGGGTTATAATAAAAATAAGTAAATAAAATAAAATGAAAAATAAAGAATTAGTATTGAGACGGTTGGAGTCTCTAGAAGGAAAATTAAAACGTTTGAGAAACGCTTTAAACGAACGAAATGTAGATGGTGCTCGTCAAATGTTACAAGAAATACTTGAATTAAGAGATGATACTCAAGCCATTGTAGAACGTGAAAATTAATTAAATAAATAAAAGTTATGAATCTTACCGCCGAACAAATCCAAGACAATTGGAACGAATTATTATCTTATATTGAGGAATATATTTCCGAACCACGTAAAGATAAATTATTAGAATTTTATGAGCAATATGCTGATCGTTTGATGTTAATGCCTGCTGCGCATAAAAAAGAATATCATAATGCTTTCCCCGGAGGATATGTAGAACATGTTTTACGCGTTATTCGATGTGCTCTTAAGCAAGCTAAATTATGGGAATCTGAAGGATGTGATATGGATACATTTACAACCGAAGAATTGGTATTTTCAGCCCTGAATCATGATCTAGGTAAAATGGGTGACGAAAACGAAGAATCATATATCCCCCAGACTGATAATTGGAGAAAGGAAAAATTAGGAGAAGATTATATGTTCAATACTAAAGTTCCATTCTCATCAGTTCCCGATAGAGGATTATTTATGCTTCAATCTCATGGTATTCAGTACACATTTAATGAGATGATTGCTATTCAGACACATGATGGTTTGTATGATGAGGCAAATAAAAAATATTTAATGGCATTTATGCCAGAGCAAAAACCAAGAACATCACTTCCATTTATTATCCACCAGGCGGATTTAATGGCAGCACGTATCGAATTTGAACGTGAATGGTTACCTAAATTAAAAGAAGGTAAAAAGTCCGTGGATAACGGAAAAGGGAATTTTACATTAGGGAATAAACCCAACATGTCCAAAAAGACATCAACTAAAACTAAAGCTTTAGGTACATTTAAAAGTGATAGTTTAAAAAATATGTTAGATAGCTTATGATAACAACAGTAGTAATTAGTATTCTTTCAGTTTTAGTCGTGATCCTAGCGTTCACGACTTTTAACTTAATGAAAAAAGTAGAAAAACAAGAAGATGTATTAGCCGGGTATTTAGCATATCTAGATCGTTTATCTCGCACAATCGAAATTTCGGATAAGAAATTAAAAGAACTAGATCGTGGAGGTGTATTTCAAGCGGATGATGAAGTTGGGGTTATATTTCAATCAATTTTAAAAATTCAAGAAATCCTCAATGAATTCAACCTTAGAAAATTCAGTTAAAATGCCTAAAAAACCGGGAAGTAAAAATTACTTTACTCAAGATACTGAGGATGCGATCGTGTTGTATAATAACACGATCGATCCTGTATTGAAAAGTAAAATTTATGAAGACCGTATCCATTACGCATTTTTCAAATTAACCCAGAATATAATCCATACGTTCAAATTTTATCATACTGAAGTAGAAAATTTAGAACATTTACAACATGAGATTATAGTATTTCTTTTATCTAAAATTCACCTATTCAATCCTCAGAATGGAGCCAAAGCATATTCTTACTTTGGTACTATTGTAAAACGATGGTGTATTTTATATAATGAGAAAAATTACAAAAGTAAAATTAGTAAGGTTTCAGTAGATGAATTATCTAAAGATGATTCAGATCACACTTACACTATTGAACCAAACAATTCAGATGATAGATTATCTCATTTTATGGACGAATATGTTGAATTCGTCAGCTTTAACTTATACGAAATCTTCCCTAAAGAATATGACGCGAAAATTGCGGATGCGGTTTTAGAGTTATTTAGGAAACGAGATAGTATAGACGTATTCAATAAAAAGGCACTTTACATTTATATCCACGAAATGATTCCAGATGCCAAAACTCCCAAAATTACTAAAATAGCAGGTATATTATACGACGTATTTAAGAGAAACTACCTATTCTATTTAGAGGAAGGATACATGAGTTTCCAACTCTAGTAGTTGTTTATATTTATAAAAAACAATACATATGAGTAATTTAGAATCAAACGTATTTGGTAAGAAAAAATTCTCAGACATTCTTAAGGAAATCTACGAAAACCAAAAGAAAAAAGAGACCCAAATCACAGCTTTGATAGGTGAGTTAAAACCACTTATCAATGATATTGGTGATGCTACTTTAATTGTTCCTTTAATCAAGGAATATATGGAACTAGGTATCAAAAATGATGAGCAGCTAATTAAAATGGCTACTATTATTCAACGTGCCCTAGCCACTGGTAAATCAGAAGATGAAGGATTTGGGATGACTGAGGATGAAAAAGCACAATTGTTATCTGAGGTTAAAAAATTCAATCCTAAAGATTAATGGCTTTATACAAAACCGGTATAGCTGGATCTACTAGAGGCACAACCCCTACACCAAATGTAAGAGGTGCTCAAGATCAAATTTCTACCCTAAAGGGGCAGATGGTTGCCGCTAGGGTAACTGATATTGTACTAGATGAAAATCATCCTAAATTTAAAAATGTTGGTGAGTGGAACGGTATAGGAGCTATATTTTATCAAATTGTTAACCAATCAGGAACTAATACCGATTCATCTTATGCATTACCATATGATTCCCAGATTAAAACATACCCTTTAATTAATGAAATAGTATTGCTGTTTTCTTTACCTAACCAACAAATGGGGGTCAATACAGCTAATCAATCTTATTTTTATTTAAAACCATTAGGAGTTTGGAATCACCCACACCATGATGCGTATCCTAATTTAGTAACATCAAATAATCCTCAACAATCTCAAGATTATAAAGCAACCGAAAATGGTGTTGTGAGAAGAGTAATAGATGGGTCTACTGAAGTAGAATTAAATAGTCCGGTTAATCCATCACAAAATACGTTTGTTGAAAAATCAGACATTCATCCTTTGATGCCTTATATGGGGGATTCTTTACTTGAGGGGAGACATGGTCAAAGTTTACGATTTGGTAGTACTGCAAAATCTCAAAGTGAAATAAAAAATAATTGGTCTACTGTTGGAACTAATGGAGACCCAATTACCATTTTACGAAATGGACAACCAACAAACGTAAATGATAGAGGATGGATTCCGATTGTAGAAAATATTTCTCAAGATTTATCTTCAATTTATCTTACTTCCTACCAAAAAATTCCATTTAGTTTAGCAAATGAAAATTTCATTTCCTACACTACCCCACCAACAACTCCAGCACAATATGCTAATCCTCAATTAATATTTAATTCAGATAGAGTTGTAATTAATGCCAAAAATGATAGTGTATTAATTAGCGGACAAAACTCAGTTGGTTTATCCTCAAATGGAAGTATAAATCTAGAATCTACTAGTGAGATAAACATTGCTAGTAAATTAACTCGTTTAGGAAATAAAAATGCCAATCAATCTGTTTTAAGAGGAGATGAAACTATAGCATATTTAAAAGTATTAATTACTGAATTACAAAACATAGCTGAGGCTTTAAAAGTAGTTCAAGATTGGCCTAGCGGAGCACCAACACCTAATCCCGTTGTTTTAACAGCAGCTAATTCTGCTTTACAGGTTTTTAATAATATTTACAATGAAATTGATAGTGTAAAATCCAAAATTGTTAAAACAGCATGATTTATTCTATAAAAGGAACAGTTGTAAATAGTCAATCACAAGATCCAATTAAAGGGGCTAAAGTAAAAATTTCACCTTTAAAATTTGTATCTACAGATACTAATGGTAATTTTACTATTACTGGAAATATTCCTGAAAGTGGAAGTTTATCTATGACTATAAATGCTGTTGGGTATCAATTCATAGAACCCCCTTTATATAAAGGAGATGGTACTCTCAAACCCGATTTAGGAGTTTTACAATTACAACCTTTAGTTTCTTCTTTAGCTCAAGATAAAATAAAATCATCTCAATTAAGTAAAAATCAAATTAAAGAAATTTCTAAAGGAAAGAAAGATCTATCTTATTATGCTGAAGAAAAATTATCTAACCAAGTTAATACTTTAAAGAATACTTTAATCCCAACTGTATTAACTATGGTAGCTGCTTTTGGAGTCACCCAAATATCCCAAACAATTTCAGATCAATCATCAAATATCCCACCTGATAAACTTAAAAAAATATTAGATAATTCATCTTGTCCTACACAAGCTGAGTTAACTAATTTAATTAATAGAAAAAATAAACTAGTTAAACAGTTAAATAATAGTTTAAAAATAATTGATACAACTACTAAAGTATTAGGTATTACTGGAGGAATTATTCAAGCGTTACAAATCGCTCTAAAACTCCAAGTAGCAATCCCAACTCCTGTACCTCCAGCTGTAAATGAAGCTAATAGAATTTTAGATAAAAGGATATCTCAATTAAAATCAGTTAATACAGGTATATTATCTATTTTACTTATTTTACGTCAAGTATTAACCCAAGCACTTCAATTACTTAATTTACTTGATCAATTAGTACAAAAATGTTATCCTAATGCTGATCAAGAAAGAGTTTCTCTTGAATTAACAGCATTAACAGTTCAACAATCTACTCAATTATCTCCTGTAGTTACAAATGTAAATGGATTTGAAATGGGTGTTGAAACAGAAAATACTACAAATACTTTAAAACGTAGAAGGGCTATTGCACGTAATAAACAAGGTGTAGTAATGTTGAAAGGAGAATGGTCATTTAGCTCAATTGACCAAATATTGATAGATGAACTAGTATTTTACATTCAGCAAAATGATTTAAAAGCTGATTAATTTAATATTTATAATTATATGAAAACCGACGGATTAAAAAAATTAATTAAAGAAGCTGTACGAGAGGCAATCCAAGAGGAATTAAAAGATATTCTTTTGGAAGCAGTTCGCACTCCAAAAACAATTGTAAAGGAATCTATTCAAACAATAGATACCCCTAAACCTACATTTACTCAGCCTATAATGGATACCCGAAAGGCGTATGCTGATATTATGAATGAGACTATGATGAGTTTTACATCACAAGATGCTCAAACTGCTTTTAGACCACAAGTAAGTGATCCTATAAACGGTAATTTAGGTGCTGGTGAAGTCGGAATGGATCAAATTATGAATTTATTGAATAGTAAATAATGCCTTTTAATCCCCAAACGATTAACCCTGTTGATTTAAACCCAAATGTTGCGGTTGGGGTAAATTTACCTTTTAGTGGTCCTGCTGTTTTTACCCAAAACTATTTAACAGGTCAAGCTATTAAAAATAATATCATTAATTATTTTCTCACTAACCCCGGAGAAATTCCATTAAATCCAACATTTGGAGGTGGTTTAAGAACATTTATATTTGAGCAAATTGCTGAAGGAACATTAAATGGGTTAAAAGAAAATATTAGCAGTAAAATGGAGAATATTTTTCCTGAAGTTATAGTAAATTCGTTAGACGTCTTGAGAAATGATGACTATAATACTATTACAGTTATTATGAAATACTCAATTACTAATTCTAACATTAATGAGCAAATAAATTTTGAATTTTAAAAATGGCTACAACAAATAGAGATATAAGATATATTAACCGTGATTTTACAGACTTTAGAGCACGTTTAATAGAATATGCTAGAACATATTTCCCTCAAACATATACAGACTTTTCTGCTACCTCCCCCGGCATGATGTTTATGGAGCAAGCTGCTTATGTTGGTGATGTTTTAAGTTTTTATTTAGATAACCAATTTCAAGAAACATTTGTTCAATATGCTCAACAAACAAATAATGTATTTGAATTAGCATATATGTTTGGTTATAAACCAAAAACAACAGGTGTAGCCCAAACTGTGGTTGATGTTTATCAACAATTACCTTCTATTAATGACGGTACTGGTAATTATGTACCTGATTATTCATATGCTCTTACAGTTGGAGAAAATTCAATTGTAACCTCTCAAAATGGTTCTTCATTTTTGATTCAAGATAAAATTGATTTTTCTATTTCAAGTTCCCAAGACCCAACTGAAGTTACCATCTATCAAATTTCAGGTAATATTCCACAATATTTTCTTTTAAAGAAAAGTAGAAAAGCAATATCTGCTGCTGTTAATACTTCAACTTTTTCATTTGGGGCTCCACAACCATTCCAAACAATAAACATTCAAGGGGCTAATATAATTAAAGTCCTGGATATCACTGATTCAGATAATAATAAATGGTATGAAGTAGATCATTTAGGTCAAGAAATGGTATTTGATACTATCAAAAATACTAATATAAACGATCCAAATGTAAATGGAAATACTCCTTATTTACTTCGTTTAAAAAAAGTAGCTCGTCGTTTTGCAACTCGTTTTACTTCATTAAACAACCTCCAAATCCAATTTGGTTCAGGAAATCCTGCAAATGTAACAGAAGAAATTACTCCAAATGCCGATAATGTAGGTATTGGTTTACCATTTGAAAAAGATAAATTAACAACAGCATATTCACCTACAAACTTTTTATTTACAGGAACATACGGTATTTCCCCATCCAGTACAACTTTAACAGTAAGATATTTAACGGGTGGGGGTGTTGGATCAAATATTGCTGCTAATACATTAACTAGTTTAAATACGTCTAATTGTCAATTTAATAATACTAATTTAAATTCAACTACTGCTAATTATGTATTTAGTTCATTAGCTTCAAATAATTTAGAAGCTGCTACCGGTGGTAGAGGAGGAGATACATTAGAAGAAATTCGACAAAATACTATAGCTCTTGCTGCTTCCCAAAAACGATCAGTAACAGCAGATGATTATTTGGTTAGAGCTTTAAGTATGCCTTCTGATTATGGTGCTGTTTCTAAAGCATTTATTGAACAACCTAAATTAACAGATAATCAAGTTTCAACTATTGAAACTCTTAATTTATACGTTTTATCTTTAAATTCGCAAGATCAATTAGATTATGCTACTGAAACCTTAAAAAATAATTTACGTACCTATCTATCTCAATATAGAATGATTGGTGATAATATTGAAATTAGGGATGCATTTATTATTAATATTGGTGTTGATTTTGAAATTGTAGTTTTACCTGAGTATAATAATAATGAAGTATTATTAGCATGTATTTCGGCTTTGCAAGATTATTTTACTTTAGATAAATGGCAAATTAATCAACCTATTTTACTTCGTGATCTTTACCTTTTACTTGATCGAATCTCAGGAGTCCAATCTATTAAAAATATCTCTATCTCAAATAAAGCAGGAACCACTTCAGGATATTCACAATATGCTTATGATATAACAGGAGCTACACAAAACCAAGTAATTTACCCTTCATTAGATCCTAGTATTTTTGAAGTAAAATACCCTAATTTAGACATAAAAGGTAAAGTAGTTCCTTTATAATGCCATATTTATAATAAAATATATAAATGGCTGTATATAAATTATTTCCTACCCAAGACGCCACTCTATATTCTTCATATCCTACAATGAATACAGGGTTAGATGCTATATTGGAAGTATCTAATCAAATTAATATTGATGGTATTCCTGTTGTAGCTAGATATCTTGTACAATTTGATAATAATGAAATTCAAGATATTATCAATAATAAAGTAGCAGGAAATAACTATAGTGTTTTCCTTAAAAATTTTATTGCTGAAGCCCAAGGTATCAATCAAAATACTAAATTAGAAGTTCGTGCAACTGCTCAAGCATGGAACAATGGTAATGGTTATACTTTAGATTCCCCAATAGTTGAAGATGGAGTTTCATGGGAATATTCTCTCTACTCAGGATCAGGAGCTTGGTCTATGAATGGATCTACCTTAGGGGGGGTATTTACCGGTTCATATAATTCAACTTATACTAGTCAAGGTGGAGGAAATTGGTATACTTCTTCAAATTATTTAACTACTGAGTCTTTTGCTTTACGTAATGTGAAAGACATTGAAGTTAATACTACAAATATTGTAAATGCTTGGTATAGTGCATCTATTTTAAATTATGGTTTTATAGTTAAACTTACAGGTTCATTAGAATTTAATTCAAGTGAATATGTTCAACCTCAATTTAAATTTTATAGTGTTGATACTAATACAATTTATCCTCCAACTCTAGAATTTAGATGGAGAGATTATTCAACTATATTAACTGGAGCTAGTACAAATATAGTTACTACCTCTAATATTAAAATGTCCCTTGCTGAAAACCCAGGCGTTTTCTTCCCAGAAAGTGTGAATAGATTTTATGTAAATGTAAGTCCTTTATACCCTGCAAGAGCATTTCAAACTTCATCTTTATACACTAATCTAAATTATTTACCAACTGCTTCATATTCTGCAATAAAAGACTTGGATACTAACGAATATATTGTTAACTTTGATGACAATTATACTCAAATTAGTTCCGATTCAACGGGTAATTATTTTGATGTTTATATGAGTGGTTTAGAGCCTGAAAGATATTATAAGATTCTTATTA